GCAACCTAAAAAGACAGCGTACCTTGTTTGATACTTTCTGAAATTCGTTTGATTGCCTTGTCAATATATTCTTTGTCAATTTCACACGCTGTTAGGTGTAAATTCATTTTATCTAATCGGTTTGCTTTATCAACCGCCAAAGCTATTGAGCCGCTCCCGAAATGTGTATCTAAAATCAAATCGTTTGGTTTTGCATAGTTTTTCAAAATCCACTCATACAATGCAACTGGTTTTTCGCAAGGGTGAAATCCGCTCCTAATTCTGTGCATCGCTAATCCGTGCCATTGGTATTCAAAATATGCTATTCGTTTCCCCCAGCTTACAGATGCAATTTCACAAACCGATAACGATGGATGTGGATTTTGCTTATTCCAAACTATTGCAGCGTTTCCACCATCAAAGCAATTATAGTAATTAGCACCCCAAATAATTCTCTCTTTAGATACTCTTTTCAATTCGGCAAAATATTCCTCTGGCGGTGGTGCTTCATTCCATTTGTAATCACCGTATTTCTTTGTTTCGCTTTGAGTAAAGCCACCAATTCCATAAGGCGGGTCAACAATAGCCAAATCGAAGTATTTATCAGGATATTGCTTCATAATATCCATACAATCAGCGTGGAATAAAGAAAGAAAAGGCAGTTGGTAACACGGTATATAATTCATGCCGGGTGCAGGGGTATTTTGAAGGTCTGTGCTCTCTATTTTCATTTTTTCATCGATAACATTTATTGTTATTTGCTTGTTAGCCGCAATACTCGGACAGCCTCCGAACAGCGATATCATAATATTGTTTTTCCTTTTCAATCCCTATGAATTGCCGATTAGTTTTCAGACAAGCTACTCCGGTAGTGCCAGAACCCATGCAATTATCCAATACTATATCATTTTCATTTGTGTAGGTTTTGATTAGGTATTCCATAAGTTCAACAGGCTTTTGTGTTGGGTGTAGGCTTTTATAATTTCCATTGCTAAAACAAACCACATTATCAGGGTAATTAGTAAATGCTGATGAATTGTTGTGTTCTTTTTGTTCGCCATAAACCTTTTCACCTTTTTTGTATTTGAAATGATTTGGTCTATAATTATCAAACTTTCCTTCAATTAATCCTTGTGGATTGTATGTGCATTGTTTTCCATAGAACACAACAATATCTTCTGTTCTTCTTAATGGTTGTTTTTTTGCGTTAAGATGGTTTGTTTTTGTCGTCTTATCCCACACAAGCGAATACTTAAACATATTCAAATCATTGCACACTAAAACACTTGTGAATGGTTGTTGGCATGTCAATATTATTACTCCATTTTGTTTTAGTATTCGTTTGTATTCACTCCACATTTTATCAAGTGGCAACACACTATCCCATTTTGCTTGTGTCGTTCCATAGGGTAAATCACAAATAATAGCATCAATTGATTTATCCTCAATAAAAGGAAAAACATCAAAGCAATCAGCCCAAAATAAAGTACTGCGGCTAACACTCGTTGTGCGTAATGCTACTTGACAGTGTACCACAACTTTTTTTCATTAATCAATCTCATTATTATCATAAATTGCATTGACAATAATATAGCAGCAGGTTTTACGCCCCAGTTTGGAGTGTAGATTGATTTCTTTTCAATAGCAAGCCGATATATTTCATTTGGATTAGTGATTAATTCACCTTTGTAACAGTTTTTAGATACTTTTTCCATTGTTTTTGATATTTTTAAGTTAATAATTAAATTTATAAAAGGCAGCCGATAACTTTGCCACAATTACCATCCTCCATCTCTTCAAGTATTTGTTTTTCTATTTTTTCGCTGCCAATTAAAGGCAGAAAGTCTGTCCCTTTGTGCCACAGGTGGTACAGTTCTACATAAGCAGGGCAACCTGGGTACCCGTCACCGTTTGGATAATACCGTACTTCCGGCTCCGAAGGCGAAAAGTAAAACTCCGCTTCAAAAGGGATCCCGGATATTTCTATTTCTGTTTTCATGTTGTTACTTCTTTTTGTTTATAAAAATTTGTAAAATCTGCTCTAAAAAAACAAGCATTAGCAACAAGTCTATTATTAAAAGTGCTGTCATAACGATTTATTTTAAATTGTTTCCCTGTGTTTATTTTATATAATGCAATATTACAAAATTGAAACAGTAAAGTCAAGTATTATTTTCAATTTTATGAAACTTGGAATCGGTCCAATTAAAATCTACTCCCCAAAGAAGTGGGTATAAATGCCATAGCGTACCGCGTCCATCAAGTGATCGGGCGACTTGTCCGGCGTGTTTGTAGGAGTGTCCCCTACATAAGACCATTTGTACTTCATGCGCTCTTCGTGGATGTGTATTGACCTGCGGGTATAGTTGACGCTAAACTGCTTTACTTTCAATATACCGTTCCTTATGCTCCCCTCCCCCTTCTTTGCCATCAAGACATAGACCCCAAGCCTCCTTAACGAAGATACCATTTCCGGGTCGTGTTCGCTGTAAAAAGGCTGTCCGTTTATCCACCCTGCCGCCTCCATCGCCTCGTTTATCTGGTGTTCGCTAATACCAGGCACATAGCTTATCTCTTCTAAATATATAGTTCGCGGCCTCTGTATCCCGATCTTTACTATTGCAGTTGGGTCGCTGGTATATCCATAGTCAATCGCCCATATTACCTCGTCAATGTTCTTCGGAAACTCTTCTACTATTTGCCAGTTGGGGTATATGCTCCCGCGAAGGTTTCCTGTAATTCCCCTCGCATATACTTTCCACATCTCTGGGTCTGCAATGGCTTCTATTTCTTTATGTGTATTTGCGTCAAGAAAAGGGTTGTCCCGGTGATCGGAATAAAAAATCACGGTATCCTCTTTGTTTTTCAGCTTTTCGTGCGCCCAAAATATTACGGACGGGTTGTAGTCTATGAATATCTGGGAAAGGATTTCCGGCCTCGATGAAAGTGTCCTGATTGAAAGCTGCCAGTATATTTCCCATGTAACCCCGTCTGCTTCGTTTATGAAAAGAAAGTCCCGTTTCCCGCTCTTTGCATCCTGCTGGTCGGCGTAACTGTTGAACTCTATAACGCTTCTGTTTTTGAACGTGAATATCCTTTCTGTCCTGTTGTAGTCCTGGCAGTTTTTCTTTAAAATAGGAGACTGGTTGTAAATCTTCAACGCATCCCTTAACGCACCTTTTTTTAGGTTAGGTATGTCCTGGCCAACTACTGTAATTACGATCCCTTCATATTGTAGGGCCTTTAAAAACAGGTTCTGGAGTATGGCGTATGTTTTGCCGCTACTGGTTCCTCCCTGATGGATGATGACCCGCTTTTTGCTTTCCTGTGTAACCCTGAAGAGTTCTGTTACCCTATATAACGATTCTGGGGGCGCCTGCTCGTCCGCCATCGTCTGTATCGTCTCCGGCGTCTCCGTCCCCATCGTCTTGTCCAAATCTAATTTCTTCTTTGGCTTCGGCAATTTTGGCTTCTTCTGATCCTGGTCTTTCTTCGTCATCTGTTATGATTTTTGCGTCCTGTATCCCGGACGTTATTCTTTTAAGGTCTATTTCTGATTCGCTTTTTGCTATTTTCTTTCCGGTATGGACATATTCTACTTTAATTGTAGCCTGAACGTTTGTGTTTTGCGAGTTGATGTGTTCCACGTATGCGCGGTTTGTGAAACCAAGCATCTTGTTTATTTCCTGTTGCACTGCAAGACAGGCTTTGAAGTCCTGGTTCTTTAGGGAAAGGTTGTACAGGGAGTTAAGGCGGTGCAGTGCTTTTCCGAACTCTTCTACGATCCGGGTCTTGCTTTGTTCTGCGAAGACGGTGTTTGCCCGCTTAATGTAATTATAAATTGATTTTACGTTTGCCTTCCAGTTCCACTGTTCGCGTGTTATTTTGACGATCTGTGCCGGGCTGTGGCCTGATGACAGCAACTCGATGACTTTTAATACCCTGTCGCTCCTTTCCTGTATTTGTTTAGGCTGTGCCATGTGTTGTTATTTTTTGTTTATGAAGATAACACGCAATGTGTTTATTTACTCGTTAGCCACAATGCTACGGACTGCTACCATAGTGTCGTTTGTGCTGTAAAATTTTTCCATCTTTCTTCTTGTGCTTCGTAGTATTTTTTATCAATTTCTAAACCGACAAAAGAATACCCAAG